TCTGTGACCCGCCACACCACCCGCAGGCGGGCGCAGATCGATGCGCTGGCGGACGAGCTGGCGATCGGGGCGGCTATCCGTCTGCGCACCGACAGCGACCGCGTGCGGCCGGTGGTGGATGCGGTGGTGGCGTACCTGCTGGAAGAGTATCCGGGGCAGGATTTGTACATCCCGGCGTGCCGGATCGAAATCCCCATCGAAGCGATCCGTGCGGATCTGCGCGAGGGGAAGCCGATGCGGGAGATCTGCAAGCGATACCGGGTCAGCCGCGCCACCGTCTACCGCACGCTGGATGGGGTAGCGTGATGCGATCAGGTTGCTTCGCCTACTTCGCCTTCGCTTTGGAAGGTCCTCTCCTGGCCGCAAGCGCGGCCCGGACGGCTTTGGGGCCGCCTGTCAGCACCAACACGCCGGCGTCCAGTTCTGCGGGCGTCGGGGCCCGGTCTGTTCCCGGCGCGGCGGCGATCAAGCTCCGCAATGCCGCGTCGATGCGCGTTTGCCAGCCGCTTCCGGTGGCGCGAAAAGCCGCCAGCACATCTGCGGAAAGCCGGATGTTCACTGGCTCCTTGGTCACGCGCGCTTTCGGGCGTCCTGGCTTACGGCGCGCCGCCGCCATGACCTGCGCGGGCAGTACCTGCGCGGCAGGCAGCGCCTTGGCAAACCATTCTGCCGACAGCGTCGGCGCGTCAGAATCCGTATCGGGTTTTGTGCTGGTCATAGTCTCGTACCTCGCGTTTCAGGGCCTTGCGCAGACTGATCGGGCGGATGCGGTCAGCGCGGAAAGTGAACACCAACACGTGCAGGGCGGCGTCGATGAAGCCGATCGCAATCCAGCGGTCTTCGCCGTAGGGCTCACGGTCGTCGATGGCCACCAGTGCCGTCGTCATGTCGAACCCCGCAGCCGCCTGCAGACTGACGCCGTGCCTGGCTTGGTTCAGCGCGTCTTTGTCGGGGTCGAACTCGATATCCATGACAGTTATTGTATCCACAACAACGAAGCGTCGCAATGGTTTTTGTAGATACATTTGCGCCGCCGCCCCAACCGGCTTACCATTCCGTCGCCGCGGTCAGTCCCGCGGCCGGGATTGGCGTCCCGCTGCATAGGCGCGAAAGCGCCTGTCGACCGTCGATGTAGGCGCTTTTTTCATGCCCGCACTTCGGTGACGGGCATTTCGTGCGCCGTCCGCAGTTCCTTGGCGGGCGACGCGGGGCTCCGCAAGGAGCGCCGGCCCTGTGCCCGGTACGCCAACCCGCGTCGTCCGTCACCTGAATTGGCGTTCTGGTGACGGACTCCACATCGCACAGGAGTCCTACCATGGCCAGCAACACCCTTCCCGTCGCATTCCGCAATACCACCCTGTCCCTGATCGATCACAACGGCGAGCCGTTCGTGGCAATGAAGCCTGTCGTCACCGGCATGGGCCTCGCTTGGCAATCCCAAGCGGAAAAGATCAAGGCCAGCGCGGCGCGTTGGACTGTCACGGAAATCGTGATGGTTGCCGAAGACGGCAAGCAGCGGGCGCAATCCTGCATCCCGCTCCGCAAGCTCCCCGGCTGGCTCGCCACCGTCAGCCCCAACCGCGTGCGCCCTGAGCTGCGCGACACCATCCTTGCCTACCAGCGCGAATGCGACGACGTGCTGTGGGCGCACTGGAACCGGACACGTTCGCCGGACGCGGCCGCGGCGATCGTCTCCCCGGACTTCGCCGACCCCGCCCATCGCCTGCGGTGCTGGGCGAAGGCGGTCGCGGCGGGCAAGCCGTCACCCGGATTGCCCGCCGAACTCCTGGACGGAGTCATCGCAGATCTCTTGTGGGGAAGTCGCTATCTGGTCAGCTTCGACAGCCGCCTGAACCCGGTTCTCCACGCCGTGCCGCCGGGTGCCGTGGTGATTGTCCCGGACGAGTTGCCGAAGCTGCTGGCCGATACCGGCAGCGTGTTCAGGCGCGGCGACATGCCGGCCATCATCGACGCTGCGGTGAAGCGGCTGGCCGGCACAGTGCCGCGCAACTAAGCCCCACGCCCCGGCGCCCAGCGGCGCCGGGGTGTGCCTACCTGCGCCCGCTTAGTGCGATCACTGCTGCGGCAATCTCGTCGCAGCGAAGTTTTCCTGCCTCCTCAGGCACGGTGCTGGCCACGCCGCGCATCAGTTGCAGCATGTCGGCCTTGTGGCCATTCTGTTCCATCAGCCGGGCGCCCACTACGAATGTGTCGGCCAGCTCTTGTTCGCTCTCCAAGCACACTCGGTTGAGTGCACTCATCGCGTCGCGATACTGATTGGCCTGTGTGACGGATACGGTCGTTGATCCAGCCGCAATCGCTGCGAGCTTCAAGGCCGGCGGGGACGAATCGTATACGGTGATTTCCGTTGCAGCGACAGCCGCGGCACCCGACTCTTGGGAAGGTGGAGTCATCCACTTGAGAACCAGGGTCGCGGCAAAGAGTAGTCCTGTCAGGATCCAGATACCCAAGTAAAAGCCAGAGCGAACTGCCGGCGGCGCCGACGATTGAACCATCTCCTTGTCGGCACGGACGCGGGCAGCCGTCACCCGGCTACGCAGCACGGCCAATTGCGATTCACTCATCCCCTCGACCTTGGCGTAGATCGCGCCACAGGCTGGGCATGCCGCCGCCGGGTCTGTGCTTGTCGGCGCCTCGTGGTCGCACTTCACGCAACGCTTGTGAGTCACTGCGCCTGTCATGGCGATGGCGCCGTCCCAGTCGGCCGCGGTGGTGGGCGGGTTGTCCGGATCGGACACCGGGAATTCGGGTGCGGCGGCCAGTGCGGCGGCGCGCAGTGCGGGATCAGGTCGATTCGTCGAAGTAGCGCTTGGTTTCATGTTTGTCACCCTATCGGCGGGTTTCGGGTGTCTCAGTTTCCCCGAGACTTGAGACAACTGCCCGTGGAGGATGCTCCCCCATGAGCACCGCCACCACCATGCTGGCCTTGTACCTGGACGCCGAGACGGCCGTCCTGAAGGGCCTGTCGTTTCGCATGGCGGATGGCAGCATGCTGACGCGCGCCAATCTGCCGGAGATCGTTGCCGGGCGGCGTGAGTGGGAACAGCGCGTGGCGCTGGAGAACGCGGCAGCCGCGGGGCGCGATGATCGCTTTGCGGTTGCCGACTTTGTCGGCCGGGGTGTGCGATGAAGCCCGGCCTGATCGAGCGCGCCATCGAAGCGGTGTCGCCCACCTGGGCGGCGGCGCGTGCCCGCGGGCGGGTGCAGGCGGCGGCGTACCGACAGGCCTACGAGGCGGTCGAGAAGACCCACCTGCGCCAGCAACAGCGGGAGATGGGCAGCGGCAACGCCATCGTGTCGATGAGCGGCATGGCGCTGCGCAACCACGCGCGCCACCTGGACCGCAATCACGACATCATTTCCGGCGGGCTGTCCACGCTGGTGACGTGGATCGTCGGCGCGCACGGCATCAACGTGGTGCCGCAGCCGCGCGACGCCGACGGCAACATCGTGGAGGACGTCGTCGACCAGATCGTGCCGGTCTACCGCGCGTGGTCCAAGCGTCCCGAAGTGACCTGGCAACACGACTGGCCCAGCGCGCAGCGCCTGTTGGTGCGCACCTGGCTACGCGATGGCGAATCCCTGCTGCAGGAACTGGTCGGCATGGTGCCGTACCTGGAGCACGGCAGCGCAGTGCCGTATTCGCTGGAGTTGATCGAGCCGGACATGCTGCCGGTGGATCTGGACGACAGCGAGCGACGCATCCTGCAGGGCATCGAAGCCAACGCCTGGGGCAGGCCCACCGCGTACCACCTGTACAAGCGCCACCCCGGCGATGCGGATGTGTTCATGCCGGAGACCAAGCGCGTGTCGGCGGCGTACATCCGCCACCTGCGGGTGGTCAACCGCATCAACCAGCGCCGCGGCGAGAGCATTCTGGCGTCGACGTTCACGCGCGTCGAAGACCTCAAGGACTACGAGGAAAGCGAGCGCATCGCGGCCAAGATCGGCGCCAGCATGGCGGCTGCGATCATCAAGGGCGACGCCCAGTCGTACGCCCCTGAGTCGGCGCCGAAGAGCCCGCGGACCATGCGCATGCAGCCGGGGATGATCTTCGACAACCTGGCGCCGGGCGAGCGCGTCGAGATGATCGACCCCAATCGCCCCAACCCGAATCTGGAGCCGTATCGCAACGGCCAGTTGCGCGCCGTATCCAGCCCGATGCGGCTGTCCTTCAGCTCGCTGGCTCGCAATTACGACGGCACCTACTCGGCGCAGCGCCAGGAGATGGTGGAGAGCTACGGCGCCATCGGTGTGCTTGCCGCGGAAGTGATCAACGCGATGGTACGACCGGTGTACGAGCGCCTGATCGCCACCGCGGTGGTCTCCGGCGAGATCGCGCTGCCGCGCGGCGTGACGCTGGCCACCGCCATCGATGCCGAGTACTACGCGCCGCCGATGCCGTGGATCAACCCGGTGCACGAAGCCATTGGCCTGCGCACGCAAGTGCGCGCCGGCTTCAAGACCATGTCCGAAGTGCTCGCCGAGCGCGGCAAGCGCATGTACGAAACCATCGAACAACTGCGCAACGAGCGCACATGGGCGCAGAGCCAGGGCGTGGTGCTCGACTCCGACCCCGCGCAGACCAGCGCCGCAGGCGTCACCCAGTTCGACGCCAACACCCCAGCCGCCAATCCTCAGGAAGCTCCGCAATGAAAAAGAACACGCTGGCTGTTGCCATCATCGCCGGGCTCGCGTTCGCGTCTGCGGCGGCGACGCCGGACGATATTCCGCGCCAGTACCGGGACGCCAAGGGCAAGTCGGTGCTGGCCATCCGCGCCACCGGTGCGGACAAAGCCGAGGTGCTGATCTACGGCCCCATCGGCGACTGGTTCTGGGACGGCATCAGCGCGCGGGCCTTTGTCGAGCAACTGCGCGGCATCAGCGCCAGCGAGATCACCGTGCGCATCAACAGCGATGGCGGCGTGGTGTCTGATGGCGTGGCCATCCACAGCGCACTCACCGCGCACCCGGCAAAGATCACCACCGTGGTGGACGGCATCGCTGCCAGCATCGCCAGCCTCATCTTCATGGCCGGCGACACGCGCCAGATGTATCCGGCTGCACGGCTGATGTTGCACGCGCCGCTGACGTGGACGGCGGGCAACTCCAAGCGACATCGGCAAGTCGCCGACGATCTCGACACCACCGCCGCGGCCATCGAAACCGCGTACGCCGTCGCCACCGATCAGGACGTCGTGCGCGCCATGCTCACGGACGGCGACGACCATTACCTCACGGCTGCCCGCGCGGTGGAGCTGGGGCTGGCTACCGACGTGGTCCAGGCCAAGGAGCCGGACGCCCCCGACGACACCGCTGCCGCGGCTGCGCTGTTGTCCTTCATCACCGCCATTACCACGGCCCCGGCCGACGCTTCTGCCGCCATGCGCGCGCGCATTCAGGCGTTGTGCCGGCCGACCGCTTTCGCCTCGATGCGCGAGGTGCACCAACGGGCCGTGCTGGCCCAAATTGAGGACCCAAGCATGCAATCCCAGTGCCGTTTGATCATGGCCAATGCCGGCGGCGCCGCGGCGCCGGCCGTGCCCGCTCCCGTCGCTCCGACTCCGGCCGCGCCGGCGCCGGCCGATCCCATCGCCGCCATCGCCGCCCGCAACGAATCCATTCGCGGCGAGTTCGCCCAGTTCCGCGAGATGCCCGGCATCCGCGACCTGGAGGTGGCGTGCCTGTCCGATCCGCGCCTCACCATCGATCAGGTGCGCCAGCAACTGCTCAACAAGCTGGGCGCCGGTGGCACGCCGCTGAACGATCCTACCGCCGGCCCGAATATTCAGGCGGGCCCGGACGCGAAGGACAAGCAGCGCGATCGCATCGTGCAGGGCATTCTCGCGCGTGCCGGCGTGCTGCGCGGCGAGGAAGCCGAACGCGCCCGACAGGACAACCCGGCCGCATTCGCCACGCTGATCGATCTGGCGGAACAATCCCTGATCCGCGCTGGCGTGCAAGCGCGGCGCATGACGCGCGACGAGATCGCCCGCACGGTGCTCGCGCTGGGTGGTCAGAGCACCAGCGACTTCCCGGTGCTGCTGGAGAACGCGCTGCACAAGATCGTGGTCGGCGCGTACCGGCTGGTGCCGTTCACCTGGTCGCGCTTCTGCGCCACCGGCACCTTGTCCGACTACCGCCCGCACAACCGGTATCACCTGAGTTCCTTCAGCGACCTGAAGGACGTCAATGAGCAGGGCGAGTACGAGAACGGCGTGCTCGGCGACGGCGAGAAGGAGACGATCCGCGGCAAGCGCAAGGGGCGCATCCTGCAGATCACGCCGGAAGTGCTGGTCAACGACGATCTCGGCGCGTTCACGCGTATCGCCCAGGCGCTGGGGCAGGCGGCCGGGCGCACCATCGAAAAGGACGTCTATGCGCTGTTCGCCCTGAACAGCGGCGCTGGCCCGACGATGGGGGACGGCAAGGCGCTGTTCCATGCCGACCACGGCAACATCGCCGGCACCACCGCGGCGCCCACCATCGCGTCCTTCGATGCCGCGCGCCTACAGATGGGGCAGCAGAAGGATCCGGGCGGCAACGACTACCTGGACATCGTGCCGGCCATCTGGATCGGCCCGCAGAGCCTGCGCGGCGCCGTGGTGCAGGTCAACGAAGGCGAGTTCGACGACGAAGCCACCAAGAACCAGCGCCGGCCGAACATCAGCCGCGGCCTGGTGCGCGACATCGTCGACACCCCGCGCCTGTCCGGTACCGCCTGGTACCTGTTGGCCGATCCGGGCATGGAGCCGGTGTTCGAAGTGGCCTTCCTGGATGGCGTGCAGACGCCCAGCCTGGAGCAGGAAAAGAACTTCCGCACCGATGGCCTGAGCTGGAAGGTCGTGCACAAGTACGGCGCCGCCGGCGTCGGTTTCCGCGGCGCCATCAAGAACGCCGGCTGATGTTTCGCTGCCCGGCGTGAGCCGGGCAGCCCCTGATCTGGAGAAATTGCAATGGCCAAGAACTACATCAAGCCCGGCGAACACATGAGCTTCACCGCGGGCGCCAACGTCGCCTCCGGGCAGGCGGTGGTCATCGGCACCCTGTTGGGCGTGGCGCTGTGCGCGGTGCTCAACGGCGAGAAGGGCGAAGCGGCGATCGAGGGCGTGTGGGAGTTGCCCAAGCTCAGCACCGCAGTGATCACCCAGGGCGCGCGCCTCACGTGGGACGTGTCCGCCGGCGAATTCATCGTGGCCTCGGCTGCGGTGGGAGACCTGGAAAACTGCGCCGTCGCCGAGACCGCCGCCGGCAACGGCGTGGCCACGGTACGCGCCCGGTTGTGCCCCGGCGCGGGCACGGTCAAGGCGTCCTGATCCGCGGGGTGACCCGCTGACAGCCGGGAAAGACCGGCGCCCCTTTCCTCGGAGCGGCATCCGTGAACGTACCGAAATTGTCCCCGCTGCAATGGTTCCGGCTGGTCGGCGTACTGCTGCCGCTGCTGCGCGGCCTGGTGCGCGTTGCCGGCACCGGCATCGTCGCCGTGATCCGCGCGCTGATCGATATCGTGGCGCAAGTGGAAACCCTGTTCCCGTCCGACCCGACCGACATCGACCCGGCCACCGGCAAGCCACGCAAGCGCGGCAGCGAGAAGGCGCAGGCCTTCGTCGATCTGGTGCTGGCGGCCTTTACCACCGCCGATGAATCCGTCGCCGCGGTGCAATCGCGCATCGGCGATGTCGGCGCCATCGGCGCGGCCATCGTCGGCTTGTTCAACGAATGGAAATTGCTGCGGGAGGGTCCGACCAATGCGTAGGCTCGCCCTTGCCATCGCCACGCTGTGGCTGCTCGCCGTCGCGGTGATCGGGTTCTCTGCGGTCGCCAACGCGGCGCCGATTCCGTCGGGCGCGTCGGGGGTGTATATCGCGCCGGATCGGGTTTGCCGGATTGTGTTCTCGCGCTACCAGACGCACTGGATTCAGCTTGACCTCGCGTGCCTGCCATTCAATGCCGGGCAAACCACGCACTCGCTGACGACGCTGTGGGCGCCTGGTGGCGCCTGTCCGGTGGAGTCGATCGCGTGGAACTTCAATCCGTGGCCACCGGGTGCGGTACGCGAATACGTGAGTATCCGCGCGGTGCTGCCGGATCGCCTGGAGATGATGGTCGGTACCGACGTCAACGCCGTCAGCAATGGCGCAGCCACACCGCAGACTTGGTTGCTGGTGCAGCCGGTCGCTTCGCCGGCGCCGTACACCTGCGTCGCGCCGACCGGTGAGCGCAAGGGCATTCGATGAGACTCGACGCCGCCATTTGGGTTCTCGCTGGCGTGACCACGCTTGCCGCAACCCAGCCGGAGATCAGCGAGTGGGCTGCGCTGGCGTTTTCGGTGGCGGGCGGGCTAAGCGGCGGGTTCGTCGCCAGCGGTCTTTCCGACGCGCCGCTCGCCCGCGGTGGCATTGCCGCGCGGGTGGTCGCCAGCGGGATGATTGCTCCGGCGCTGGTGCTCGGTGCGGTCACCCACATGGCGGGCGACGGCGTGGTGATCTACCGCGCGCTGCCGGTGGCGGCCGCCAGCGGACTGGCCGGGCTGATCGCGTGGCCGGCGGCGTCGATACTGCATAACGGGCTCGCGCTGATCCGTGCCAGCGAAGTCGCCGACTGGCTGCGCGGTCTGATCCCGGGCTTTCGGCGCGGAGGCGACGAATGAACGCCACCCTGGTCGTCACCATCGCCATGGCGTGCCTCGTGGTGGTCGGCATCGCGGCACTGGTCGATGTCAGTCATCTGAGCCGCCGCTGGCGCATCGGGCCGGTGCTGTTGTGTTCGTCCAGCGTGTTCTGGCTGGCAGACCGCCTGCTGTACCTGTACGGCATGGGCACCACGATCGAGCAGACGCCGTTGCGCCCGTACCTGCCGGCGCTGGTGGTCATGGGGGCCGCCCTGACCATCGCCGGCCTGCTCGCCCGACTGCAGCGGCACGAGGATCCTGCGCCGCGCAAGCAAGGTATGGAGGTGTTCCGATGATGTCCGCTGAACAACTCGCCCGCGAGCTCGCCGCCGACCTCATCGCTGGCGAGGAAGGCTGTCACCTGCACGCCTACCCGGACCCACGCAGCCCGATGGGTGTCGCGCTGGGGCAGCGCGGCATCGACGAGGTGGGTCGCACCGGCCGCGTGCCCGCTTCGGTGGCGCAACTGGCCGGCGATCCGTGGACCATTGGCCGCGGCGCCACCGGCCCGGACATCGTGCGCGGCACGGTGTGGAGCATTCAGCACGCCGATGCGCGGTTCATCGCGGATCTGGCCAGTTACCACAACAAGGCTGAGCGCGCCTGGCCGGGCATGCGCACGCTGCACCCAGCCGCGCAGGGCCGCGTGCGCCTGGTTCCGCTGGTGCTGCTGGCCGGGCTGGCTCTGTTGGCGTTGCTGTTGCGCGATCCGCTTGCCTGGTTGCTGGGGCTCTGATGGGCGCCTTCGCTCTCAGCCCGCGCAGCCTGGCCCGGCTTGAAGGCGTGCACCCGGACCTGGTGCGCGTGGTCAAGCGCGCCATCGAGCTCACGACGATGGATTTCGGCATCACCGAGGGCCTGCGCACCGTCGAGAAACAGCGCGAGTACGTGCGCGACGGCAAGTCGATGACCATGCACAGCCGCCACCTGACCGGCCACGCGGTCGACGTCGTCGCGTTCCGCAATGGCGCGGTGTCGTGGACGGCCTCGGACTACGACCCGATCGCCAAGGCCTTCAAGGCCGCGGCGTTCGAACTCGGCATCGCGATCGCCTGGGGAGGCGATTGGAAAAAGTTCAAGGACTGCCCGCACTTCGAGCTCAGCCGTATCGAATACCCGGCGGGAGGAACATGATGTGGGGAACCTCGCCATCGTGGTGCTCGCCCTGGTCCTGCTCGCCGCTGGCGGCGCTGGCGGCTGGGTCGCTCGCGGCCATTTCGACGGTGCCGTCGTTTCGGCGTCTGCAGCCGCCACCGACAGCCAGTCGGCAGTCGATGCCGGCATCGAGGCCGATCGCACGATCACGGCCGCGCGAACCGAAACCGAAACCGCAGTCGAGCGCGTCCGCTACGTCACGCGCACGGTCGAGGTGGCTGCAAGTTGTCCGCCAGGCCGGCACCGGGCTCAAGCGCGACTCGGCTGATCCGCTCGACCGTCGTCGCGAGATGCGCGAACTGGTGCCCGCCGTGGTGCAGCGCGACTACACGCGCATGGCCGAACTGTTCGAGTCCATGACCCGGATCTGGGCTGGCGAGCGCATGGGTGGGCTGCTGAAGCGCCGCCGCGCCGAAGCTGCGCTGTGTCGCCGCGCCGCGGCCGAATCGTCCGCCCGTCGGGTGGTCGCATGAATCGAGGAATCCCATGGAGCGCTGGCTCTGGTTTGTTCTGTTCGCCCTCGTTGGCGTGGCCGCGTACGACTACGGTCGCCGCACTGAGCGCGAAGCACCGCTGCAAGCTGAACTGTCGGTCTATCGCGAGCGCGACAAGCTGCGCGACGAGCTCGCCGCGGAGCGCCGCGAGCGCGGAAAAGCCATCGCCGACGCAGTCGCGCGTGTCGCCGTCGTGCGCGATCGCGAACGCATCGAAGCGGCTGCGACTGATCTCGCTCGTTGTCCTGTGCCTGCCGACCTTGATCAGTTGCGGCGTACTCGGGATGCCGAGGCAAACGCCGCCATCGATGCCGCCTACCGTAGTCGTGAGCAACCCGATTGAGTGCGACCAGACGATGCTCGAGCGCTGCCCGGGGATTCCCGACGAGCTGCACGCCGCGGCTGTCGATACGTGGGCATCGCGTGCTGAGCTGCGCGAGCGGCTGAAGGTGTGTGCGCTGAAACACGCCGGGCTGTCGCGGTGCATCGAACTGCACAACGGTGCAGGGAAGCAACCATGACGCCGGCCGACATGCACGCGCTGGTCGTGGGGCAGATGATCCAGGCGGGTCACCCCGACGCGCGAACTGCAACCTACGCGCCGCCAGTGTCGGGCGCGGCCGTGCCGTGCGTGGTGATGTTCCTTGCGCTGTCGCTTCTGGATGGGCAGAGCGCGGCAACGATCGCTGCGCAGCAGCGCAATGTGCGGTTGTTGCGCGCGGAAGTGCCCAGCCCCGCGCGCGGTGGCATCGTCCAGTTGGATGGTGCTGTCGAGCAGTGGCGTCTGGCGGATCTGCTGGATGACGGTATTGGTTCCACCGTCTGGAGCGTGACCCGTGTCCGCCCCTAAGACCTGGGACACCATCCTCGCGCTGCAGGCCGCGCTGGCCGATATCCGCGTGGTCAACGGCTATCGCACCGATGCCGGCCTGCGCGTGCTGTTGGATGTGTTCCAGCTCGGTGAGAGCGATACCTATCCCACGTTGCGGCTCGTCGAAGATGAGCTGGACGAATCCCAGGGTAATGCCGGCGCCGTGGATGCCATCACACTCACGGTCGAGGGCTACATCGAAGCCGCGCAGGACGGCGCGCAGCGCAAGGCGCATGACCTGCGTGACGACGTGCTGGCAGCGTTCCGCAAGATCCGCAAACCGCGTGCCTTGCCGCCACCGCTGGTGGGTCTTGAAGTGCTTTCCCGCCGCGTTCTGCAACGCCCGGAAGGGTTCCCCTATGTCGTGTGCCAGGTCGTTGTTCGGGCGCGCCTGGTCAATCAGTGATGCCCGTATTCAGGAGTAGCACATGAGCAAGTTTCAAGAGTTCTCGGGCACCGTGTACCTCGGTCTGATCGACGCCTCCAACGGCAACTTCCTTGGCTACCTGCCGCCGCTCGAATGCTCGTCGTTCGTGCCGTCGCGATCGGAGCCGACCGTGCTCGAGGTCAAGAGCGCCAAGCGGGCGATGAAGGGGCAGGTGGTTTACAGCAAGAGCACGCCGGGCGCGCCGTCGCTGGAGATGGCGTTCAGCGAGATGGACAGCACGCTGTTCGGCCTCGCCTTCGCCGCCTCGCCGGCCGCGTTGACGGTCAGCAGCGGATCGTTCACGGATGAAGTGGTGACGCTGCACGCGCTCGACACCTGGTACGCGGCGAGCAAGCGCAATCTGTCCAGCGTCGTCGTCAAGAACAACGCCGGCGACGTCACCCACGTGCTGGGCACGGACTACGAGGTTGATACCCGCCTCGGCCTGGTCCGCGCGCTGACCGGTGGTGCCATCACGGCCGGCCTGGCGGTCAAGGTCAGCGCCAGCTACGCGGCGTTCAGCGGCGAGAAGTTCGACGGCGAGCTGGTGTCGCAGCGCTCCTTCCGGATCCTGTTCGATGGCCGCAACGAGGTCTCCGGCAAAGACATCCTGGTGGAATATCACGAGGTGCCGATTCAGGCGCCGCAGGAGATCTTTGACTTCCTGTCTGTAGAGCTGCTGAGCCTGACGCTGACCGGTACGCCGATCACGCCGACTGGCAAGACCAGCCCGTACACGATCATCCGCCAGTCCTGACCGTGGCCAGGAAGCCCCGCAAGCCGGCGCCGGAATCGGCGCCGGCGCCAACGCCGCCCGCGCCGAGCAGCGTTCGCGTGCGCTTCGTGCGCGACCACACCCATGCCGGCGTGGATCACCGCGTTGGCGATGAGGTTGACGTCACGCCGGAGACGGCTGATCTGCTGCGCCACTACTCCGCAGTGGAGTAGACCATGGGCATCCGCGCCGAAGTTCGTCTGACTGCCCGCGGCTTGAAGCTGCTGGGAAAGTTTGCGAGCGCGCAGGCGAACTCTCGGGCAGTGGCGCAGACGGCGATCAACAGTACGCTCAAGCGCAGCAAGCCCAAGGCGGTACGGGCGATCTGCGCGCAGGTGGCGTTGCGGCGTCCCTACGTGAGCGAACGCATGCGCGAGGTGCCGGCCACAAAGGACAGTCTGGAGGGTCGGTTAAGCACGCCGAAACGCGGCATCTTGCTGAACCGCTTTGACTTCATGCGGCGGATGCTCACGCGGCGGCGCAAGCGAACTCGCAAGGGCAAGGGCAAGAAGGGCGAGGCATACAAGCAACTCGCCGGCATCAGGGTGCGGGTGAAGCCGGGCCGAATGAAGCTGATGCCGGGCGCGTTCCTGATCAGGCTACGGCGTGGCAAAGAGCTGGGCGATGACGTGGGAATTGCGATTCGCCGACGCGGCGCAAAAGGTCGGAGTAACTACACCGTCCGCCATGGTCCATCGATATCGCAAGTGTTCAGGTCGGTAAAGGACGACATCGCGCCCGATATCCAGCGGGACTTCGAGCGCACCTTCAAATTTCTCATCAAGCGAGAGTTCAACCGATGAAACAGATCCAACTGGCCGTGGGCGCGCCGCCCGTGGCGACATCCTTCACGATCACGCCAGTGACGCTGGCCCAGATCATCATCCTGCAGTCGGCGGTGACGCTGTTGCAGCGTCTGGCCGCCAAGCCCCAGGCGCTGCAAAGCCTCACGCCGGACGAGTTGCGCATGTTGGCGGGCGCGCTGGCATCCATCCTCGGTGTGGATGTCGAGGTGGTGCTGCGCTGGCCGGTGGCGCAGACGCTACGGGCCGCCGTGGTGGCCGGGCAGGCATATGTGGAGATCAACGGCCCGTACCTCACCAGCGAGGTGGTGCCGGCTATCGAGGCGTTGACCGCGTTCGGGGCCAGCCTGAGCGCAGCACTGACAGCCACGCCAGCAGCGCAAACGCCGTGAGCATCAGCGCGCCGGCCAGCAGCGGCAACGCGGCCGGCAGCGCCAGCCACGGGCGCGCCCAATGCGTACTCGGCAGTGAGCCGCTGACGCCCAGGCACGCACCCGCGATCACCACCCACCAGACCCAGCGATAACTCATGGCCAGCACCTCCACCGATGTCGACTTGGTCCTGAGTGCCACTTTAGGCCAGTTCGTCGCGGGTCTCAATGAGGCCACGTCGAAGCTGACCGGCGCGCTGGAGACCATGCGCGTCTCGGCGCAGAAAGAGACGTCGGAGATCGACCAGGCGTTCGAGACGCTGGGGCTCAAGCGCTTCTCCGATATCGAGGCCGAAGTCGACGAGGTCAAGGCCGCGTTCGAGCGGCTGAAGGCATCGGGCGAACTGACCGGCGCGGCGCTGGTGCAGGCGCAGGTGCGCATGGAAAGCCAGGTGCGTGAGATTCGTGCGCAGACCAACGGCTGGGCGGATGCGCTGGACAAGGTCAAAGTGCAGGCCATCGCCGCGGTGGGCTCATTGGCCGGCGTGGTGCGGGTCCTCGGCGACGCCGGTGGCGCCGCGGCGGACTTCGGCCTGAAGATGGCGGAGGTCGGTACGCAGCTCGACGACACGTCGGCGATTCCGCAACTGTCCGAGCAAGTGCGCGAGCTGGCGCGCGAGATGGGTGGCGACGCAGTGGCCAACGCGCAGGGCCTGTACGACATCCTTTCGGCTGGCGTGTCCGATCCGGTCGACGCGATGAATCGGTTGACCGTCGCCAACAAGCTGGCGGTGGGTGGCGTCACCGACGTGACCACCGCGGCGGCCGGCCTTAACGCGGCGCTGAACTCCTATGGCGCTGCGGCCGGCGAGCAGCGCCGTGACGCCTTCCAGCAGCGGCGTCAATGCGGTCACCGCGGTACCGAGCGACAACTGCACGTCCTTCAGCGCCGACTCGAACTGCCGGATCTTGAAGGCGTCGGTTTCGCTCAGTGCTTTGAACGCCTTCTCGCTCTCTCCCGCCTTCTGTCCCAGCGCATCCAGCGTGCCGGCGAACGATTCAGCCTGCGCGTTGGTGAGCGACAGCACGCCGGTCAGGCCCTCGACACGCCCGAACAGCACCGCCAGCTTTTCTTCGCTGCCGCCGGTCTTCTCGCGGACGTCTTCGAGGAAGCCCGCGAATCCCTTGCTCTTGATTGCTGCGGTGTCGAACTGGAGTCCGAGTTCACCCGCCAGCTTGCTGGCCTCGCTGGTCGGTTTGACCACGGCGGCCACGGCGGCTTGCACCTGCGTCATCGCCTGCGATGCCGGCACGCCGCCGTTGGTGATGGCGGTGACGGCTGCGATCAGCTCATCGAAACCCACACCCGCCTGCGAAGCCAACGGCGCGATGCCGCCGATGCCGGCGGACAGTTCGGCGACGCTGATGTTGCCTTCGCGCGCCGCGACGAAGAAGGCGTCGGCTACGCTGGTCGCATCAACGGATTCAACGGCCTGCCCGAGCCACTGCGCAATGTGATCGCCGGTATCGCTGGACTGACCGCCGTGCTCGCACCGGCCGCGCTGGCGTGGGCGAGCCTGAAAGGGCCGCTGACGCTGCTGGCGGCGACGGTGTTGCCGCAGTTGGGTACGGCGCTGGTTGCGGCCTCGGCTGGCACTGTGCGCTTGGCTGCAGGCATGGCTGGCTTCGTCGCCGGATTGTCGCCGTGGACCATCGCCATCACGGGCGCCGCTGCCGTGACAGGCTTGCTCACCCATGGGCTGATCGAGGCGGCGGAGGCCCAGCAGCAACTTGACGCCAAAGTTGCGCGGGCGGAAGTGCTGCAGGAAGAAATCGCCGCCCGCCAGGCGCAAGCCGAGGCGCTCAAGGAGTACGCGAACGTCGCAGTGCTCAGCGCCGAGCAGGTCGCCGCACTGGGCGAGACAGAGCGGGCTTCCTACGAGCAGCGGCTGCAGGGAGCGAAAGACTACGAGAGCGCAGTCACCGGCGTGCTGGTGCGCCAGCGCGAACTGGAGGGCGCGACTGACGCCAACACCAAGGCGAACGCCGAAAACATCGCGCGGCAGAAAGAGCTGAATGCCGGGCTCGTGGCCCTTGCGGAAGGCCTGAAGCTTGCAGCCGAACGGGCAAAGTCCGGCCTGTCGCCCGCCGCGCAGGAGCTGGCCAACCAGTTGCGCGAAGCATCCACGACGGCAAAGGGCGCCGATGATGCACTGGAGAAGCTGTTCTCCGGCATCAGTGCCGATGCCGGTGCTGGCGAGATCAGCCGCATTGTCACCGCAGTGGCCGATGTCGCAGGCGGCTCAGACGTCGCGGCGGTGACCCTGCGCGACCAGCTCGGCGCGGCCTTGCGCGAGCTGAGTGGCGATCAGTTGCAGGCATTCCAGGCGGCTGCAGTGGCGGCCATGGACGCGGGTCGTGGCAGCGCCGAGGGCCTGGGCACGGTACTCGACACGGTGGTCGCCGAATCGCTGCGGATGCTCGGCGCCGACGCTGTCACCATCGGCGAGAAGTTCACGGCGGCGGGGGAGCAGGCGCTCAGTGCGTTCAACGCCGTGGCCGACAGTGGCAGGGCGAGCGCGCAGCAGATCACCGCCGCCTTCAGCCTCGCGCTGCAGAAGCTCTCCACGCCTGAAGAAATCGAGTCGCTGTTGGCCTCCTTGCGCCAGGTCGGTCCCGCGTCTGGCGTCAGCCTCGGGCAGATGGAAAAGGCCGCCAAGGATGCCGCGGGCGCGATCATCAAAATCAAGTCGGCGCAGGGTGAAGTCGACGAGCAGGTGCTGCGCTCGCAGATCCGCAAGCTCGAGGATCAGTACACGGCGCTGCACAAGGCCAGCGACGGCACCGCGGCCGGACTGGGTGACCTGCGGCTGAGGTTGGCCGACCTGAACGAGCAGCTTGTGGCGTCTCAGGAGGCCAGCAAGAAAACCGGTGATTCCATGGAGGATGCCGCCAACCGCGGCGCTGAAGCATTCGATCGTGCCGCGTCCAGCGCCGGCAACGCGGCGTCCGCGCTGGAAGATACGGGCGACTCTGCCAAGAGCGCAGAGCGAGATCTGGACGACGCCGACAAGTCTTTGCGCGACATCGATGCATCTGCTCAATCGGTGACCATCAGCCTTGGGCGGATGTCCGAACAATGGGCTCGCGCGGCCATGGATGCGGCGGGGTCGGCCAAGTCCGCAAAGCAGTACCTGGACACGTGGAACAGCTTCAACGCGGCCTATGAGGATCAGAACCGGCAGTTCGAGAATCGTCTGCAGCAGTCGCAGAAGGTCATCTCGGCGCTGGATGAAGAAGAACGTGCGCTGGATGTCCTGCGCAAGCAGTACAGCGCGATCGCCGACGATGAACTGCGCAAGTTGCTGGATGCGGAGCGGCGCGCGAAGGAGCTGCGCGAGCAGAGCACCGAGAGCACCGTTCAGCGCACAGAAGCGGAGCGCGAACTGCGCAGGGAGATCGAACAGTCCGCGCAAACCACCGGCAATGGCGGGTCGGTCTCGGTTAGCCGCCGGATCGAGGTGGTGTTGCGGGTGCAGAACGAACAGAGCAACGGCGCCGTCGAGCTGCGCCTGACACAAGCCCAGATCCGCGAAATCTCCGAGCGCGTGATTGCCGAAATCAGGAGGGATCAGAGCCTATGAGCGCATGGTGGCTGGCTGGTGTCGAGCTGCCGGGCGATTTGCACTGGCAGGACGAGTTCGCCTGGAGCCCGGTGCGGCAGGTCTACACGCCGACGCTCACCGGGGCGGTCATCGTGGAGGAATCTTCGCTGCTGAGTGGCCGCCCGATCACGTTGTCATCTCAGCAGATCGGTCCTGCGTTCGTTGCCCCGGTGACACGGGCGGTGGTGGAAGCGTTGCGCGCACTCGACGTGACCCCGCGCAGCCCGATGACGCTGTCGAGCCCGGACGATCCCGCCATCACGTTCAGTGTGGTGTTTCGCCACGACGAGGGTGCGGCAATCATTGCAACACCGATCGATTTCGAGTCGCCCGCTGCAGCGGGCGATCTGTACCTGCTCACGCTGCGCTTGACCGAGGTTGCGTAATGACGATCACAGTCACCGACATCAAACTGAAGAAGCCCGAACGCCTCACCGACAATCCGGATGGCGGCGGGCGACAGACCGCGCTGGAGGTCATCGATGGCGAGCTGAACAACATCTTCCAGGACATCTCGAGGCTTGACCGCACCACCGGCCGGGCCTCGCTGCGGAAGGCCTTCGTGCATGTCGACACCGACAACACAGACACTCTCCTGGGCACCCACATCATCCTGACGCAGCCGCCGGAAGACCCCGGCGTGCATGTCTGCATGTTTGGCGGTGGTACGCCCACCGACGAGCGCAGCGATGCGCGCAACCGTGTCGAGAGCTACGTGATTGCTGGCCCGCCGGCACCTTACTGGCTCTATGGCAACCATGTCACTGGGCAGCGCACGATCCGCGTGACTTGTCGCAGCGAGGCGCCATCTCCGGAGCAGGCCGAAACCCTGCTACTGCGGCAGTTCGCGCCTGGCTATCCAGAGGTCGAGCAGTACGTCCGAATCGAGTCTATCGACAGCCGCACGACGCAGACGTTCACCGACGCCGGCGGCGACTACCAGCGCGATGTGATCGTGATGACCATCCTGGCGCCGCTGCGTCAGGAGCTGACCGGCATCGATGTGCCCCCGCGCTTCAGTACCGAGACTGCGCCCACGGAAGTCAGGCGCACGCAGGTGGCCGATGCTGCCCGCTATTACAGCGTCATGCCGCTGGACGACGTCGCGGCCCCGGGCGATCTCTCGGTCAAGGTCGCGACGCCTTACGTCCCCATCGTACCCACCGCGACCGCGGAGTCAGCGCTGATCGACAGGACGCCCTACGGCGAGGCAGCTTCATTCGTCGCGTCCGGTGCGGCGGACGCCATGGAGCTCAGTGTTTCACTGGATGGCGTCCCGGAGAATTCGGCGGCGTCATTGTTCTTCGGTAGTCCGTTTGTCCGCGGGACGCTGCGTATCACTATCGGTGGTGTTCTGCTCCTGAAAGACAACGGAGACGGGGCCCTGGTGCCGTTGACGCCTGGCGGCGCGACGGACGGATATGGCGGTAGTTGCGACTACGCCAATGGCGCCCTTGCGTTGCAGCGGACTAGCGGATGGTCCGCCTTGGTGTCCGCCTCGGCAACCGCTGCCGGCAGTGTGCGATTCACGGTTGCCGGACGTCGCTACTTTGACCGTGTTGGCGCGCTGTACCACAGTGTGAACGCACTCACCAACGCGGCAACGCTTGGCGGCTCACTGTCATTGTCGAGCGGCGAGGCATCGATTAGCGACTACATTGGCGGTGGCGCTGCCAATGGCGCAACAATCGAGTCGCTGCTCACCGTCCGCGGCGATGCAGCCGTCAACACCATATTCTTCCGCATCCCCGTACAGTCGCTGAAGCGTGCGACGCTGAGCATTCGCGGCACGCGTATCGATACGGGTGCGTTGGTCACAGGAACGGCCGACATCAATGGCGTTATTTCCGGCACTGGGATCGAGGGCGAAGTAGACGCCGAGATGGCGATCGTGCGTGTCGCATTCGGTGAGTGGTTGACCGCTGCGGGTAATGAGGGAGAGGCGTGGTATGTCCCCGATGCAGTGGTGGCTGGCGAGATCTTCCGACCGATTGCGGTTGATCCGTCCTCGATCCGCTACAACGCCGTCTCGCTCAAGAGTATCCCAGTCGACGCCGACGTCATCCAGGTGGACCCTGTCCGTCTACCTGTAGATGGCCGCGTGCCCTGGCTGCGACCCGGCAATGTCGTTGTGGTGCACCACACGGGATATAGCGAGGCAGCGGCCCCCGATGCGAACGACGTCACGGACCTGGGTCGCGAACGCTTGACCCATGTGCGCGTTCGCGACAGCGAAGGCACAGCCGTCGAGACCGCGTGGTACACCGTCGATCTGCAAGCAGGAACAGTCACCTGGGCTGACCCGCTTGACCTCTCCGCGTACGAGTTGCCGATCACGGTCGAACATCGCGTTGAGGACATGGTGCAAGTGTCCGACGTGCTGATCAGCGGAGAGATTGGGCTGAGCAGGGCGCTGACTCATGATTTTCCGGAAGGCTCCTGCCTGTCCAGCGCCTTGATTCCCGTCCCGCAGGATCTGGAGTCTGGCGTCTCGAACGTGTTTGCGCAGACCACATGGACCAATGAATGGTCGGACAGTTTGATCGGCGATGCGCCGGCTTCTGCTTACAACACGCTGGCATACCCGATCGAGGTAGTGAACAGCGGCGCGATGACGGGCAGATACCGCATTCACTTCGTTGGCACGACCAGTTTCAGCGCGTTTCTGGAGGGCGTCGGCGGCCTTGGGCCGGGCGATACGTCCGCCGATTTCGCGCCGATCAATCCTCTGACGGGAGAGCCGTATTTCGTGATCCTCGCGGCGGGCTGGGGCTCCGGCTGGTCTGCCGGAAACGTCCTGCGATTCAACATTCAAGGGGCAGCGTATCCGATGTGGATTGCACGCTGCACGCTACAGGGTCCGTTGGTCGAGCCGACTGATTCGGTTCGCATGGAAATCAGAGGGGATGCAGACTGATGACGACGACACGGCTGTACAAATCGACTGATTCAGGTGCTCCGGTGCTGTCGGGCCAAGCCGGCTCGATGGTCAATCTGCTCCAGAAGTGCCTGGTTGATGGGTACGGTGCGCTGCCTGCAGCCGGATGGACCAGGCCATTCACCGGCACCAATACCGCCGCATTTCGCAATTCGGTGTCTGCCGGCGGCACAGGCATGTATCTGCGCGTCGTGGACACCGCCGCAACGTACGCCACCGCCCGGGCCTACTCGGTCATGACTACGGTCAGCGCCGGTAGCAACGTCGCGCCGCATGCCACGCACCTGGGCAATGGCGTGTACTGGTGCAAATCGTTGTCGGCCGATTCCACTGCGCGGGCGTGGTGGTTGGTTGCGGATGAACTGGCCTTCTACCTGCTTCTGCAGAATGGACCTGACGACGTATATGTTTATAACTCCGTATTCGGCGCTGGTGACATGATTTCAGAAAAGCCGGCGGACGCGTGGCGGTACTTTGTTTTAGGGCGTTATTCGTTTGAAATCGGTGGTGTGGGTTATGGCGGCGAGTTGCGAGGATCGACAGGGTTTGCTGACTCGTCAAATTCCAATGAGGCGCTGTGGATAGGTCGCCGCATCAATGCGGCCAGCGGCTCCATTGCGGTGCGCCCGACGATACTCGGGGGTGCAGATCACCAGCTCGGCTCCTCGTTTGCGCCACTCGCCACACCGTCGCCTGGCGGCGGGAATGAGTATTGGCATGCGGCATGGATCGCGGAGAACGGGACGCTGCGTGGCCGCTTGCGCGGAGTGTATGTGCCTATCTCGGCGCTCAATGCCACTGTGATCGGCACTACGCGCACGGGGATGCCATGGGCACCGTCGGGAAGCGACGTGATCGTAGGCCGCCATTCATCGCACAGCTATTACACCACGTACAGTAGCGAAACGCTGAGTGGCTTCGGCATCGAAACCGCGCTCGAATGGGGATAGCGCGATGGCATCCGTGGTAATTACGCAATTATTGCGCCGCCGGGCGGCGGATTGGGCGGCCGACCCGGATGGTCCGCGCGGATACTTGGCGGGTGAGCCAGACCCCGAAGGGGATGAATTGGCAGGCATCGTGTCCGTCAACAGTGTCCCAGCAAGTCGCTGGGTCGAGTGTTGGCATCAGATCACCCCTGCGTCCACGCCAGACGTGTTGGTGGACGCTGTGTTCAGCGCGCCTGACGGCACGTACCAGATTCCGGATCTGCCGGCGGGCGAGTACTACCGGCTCATTTGCATCGACCACGAAGGGGTGTGGGAGTCGCAGATCGCTGAAGGGCGCCAGCCATACGTGCCTGAGGACTGAGCGTGAGTCATCGTCACGTCGCGCTGCAGCTCGCGTCGCCGCGTGCCGAACTCGCAGGGCGCCACACCACGCTGGCGCTGGGTCCGGATTCGCCGCCACCTACGCCGGTCGTGGTGTGGCCTGAGACGCTACCACCAGCGATTATCGGGGTGCCGTACGCGCAGACGCTCAGCGCGACCGGTGGTACCGGGCCTTACACTTACGCATTGACCGGCGGCGCGCTTCCGGGTGGGCTAGCGCTGTCCGGCGCCGACATTACGGGCACCCCGACGGTAGCCACTGCATCGGCTTTCGACGTGGAAGCCGCGGATTCTCTGGACTCGGTCGGCGCTCGCAGTTACACAATCTTGGTGACCGATCCGGTTTGGCGAGGATTGTCAGCGTCATTCGGCCTGCCTTGGCGCCGACGCGAGACCAGGGCGCGGGCTGTCGCTTCCGGATGGGACAAGTCGCGCGCACTCGATCATGTGGCCTGGCTCAACTGGTCTGCGGCGCAGCCACGGGGGCGCGATATCGACGTGCCGTGGTCGCCGACAACCGCGTTGACTGCGATGGCGCGCGTGGCGTGGAGCACTCGCGCGAGACTTTCGACTGAGATCAAGAGTGGCTGGGGTGATCTACGCGCATTGACCACGGATGTCGTTTTGTCGTGGTCGCTGCCGGCAGCGATCAATCGAGAGCTGGCGATTCCATGGCGCTCACCACCGCCTGCTCAGCGCGAATGCTCCCTGGACTGGCGCACGCGGCCGCCACTGGCGCGAGTAGTTAGTGCCTCTTGGCGCGCTCCGCCGCACGTCCATCGCGAGTATGTGTTGCCCTGGCGTCGCGGCCAGATGCCGCCGTGGGTCATCCTGCCCTCAGTCACCACGGGTCCCCCGCCGCCTCCGCCCAGCCGCAGCGGTCGCCACATCGAGTTGCGGCTCTCCTGCCCGCGCCGCCCCGGGCCATCCAGCCACCTCACGCTGCCGCTGGGTCCATGGCAGTGCTATATCGGTCGCCGACAGCCAAAGGTCTACATCGTGAAGAACATCATCAGCATCGTCCGCGTGCCGGACAACGCTCCCATCGCAGCGCATGACGTCAGCATCCGAGGTGACCTGGAATCGGCCGTTTGGGATTGCAGCGTATCGATCTCTTCCGCCGCCTCGCTGGCATTACTGCAGCCCGGGCCGAGCGGCGCGCCGCGTCGATTCCGAGTCACGATCAATGGCTGGGCGTGGGAGTTCCTGGCCGAGTCCGATCAGGCGGTTGCCACTTTCGGCGGCACGGCGCGCACTGTGACCGGACGATCACCAACCGCCGTGCTGTCCTCCGAGTACGCCAGCCACCGCACGGTGACGCAGGCATCCGCCCGCGACGCCAGCCAGCTCGCCGCCGAGGTTCTGTCCGGAACCGGCATCACGCTGGATTGGCAGGCCACAGATTGGCTCGTCCCCGGCGGTATCTGGTCCTACAGCGACCTATCGCCACTGGATGCGCTGCGCGAGATCGCCAGTGCTTCTGGCGCCGTGGTGCAGTCGCACCGCACGGCCGACACCGTCCACGTGATCCCCACTTACGCCACCCGACCATGGCAATGGGGAATCACACCGCCTGACGTCGAGATCGTCGACGACTACCTCAAGGCGCGTGGCGGCAGCAGCGCACGCGGGATTCGGCACAACACTGTCGAGGTTCGCGGTGATGTCGCCGGCGGCATTCGCGGGATCTGCACAATTCTCGGTACCGCGGGCGACAAGGCGCTCCCGCAAGTGACCCACCGTCTCATCACGGCCGCCGCGGCCGCCGAAGCACGCGGCATTCACGAGCTGTCTCGCGTCGGCCCCATCGGTGAGGTATCCGTGGACCTGCCATTGTTCGCAGCCCCGGCAGCCCCAGGGCTGGTCACGCCCGGAACGTTGGTCCGCGTCTCCGGCAGTTACCGCGCACTGGCCACGGCTGTGCAGATTCGTGCTAGTTGGCCTGCACAAGGCGGATGCACGGTGAATCAGACCATCAGCATGGAGCGGCACTTCGATGCGTAACCTGTGGACCCGCTTTTCGGCACTTCTCCCGACCCGTCGTCGCTTCATCGGCGCTGTCGTCGCTCACAACGCCGATGGTACCAGCACGATCACTACCAGCGCCGGCGGATCATTCCGGGCGCGCGGCCAGAGCGTATCAATCGGCCAACAGGCGGAGGTCGAGGATGGCGCGGTGATGCGGCAGGCACCGACGTTGGTGACGTACGAGATCGATGTTTGACCGCGCATTCGGCCCGAAAATCATGTGGAAAATTCGCAAAAGGACCCGCGCCAGTGCTGGTTCACAGGTTCTGGTGCGGGGAAAATTAAACATCCCAAGTGCTCGGGAAGCCTGCAAAGTTTGTATGCTTCGTAATCAGTAGGTCCGCAGTTCGATTCTGCGCAGCGGCACCAGTGGAAACAGACACTTAGCACAACAATTCGGCCGTCTAGACGGCCGTTTTCGTTTCTTGAGTCAGCACAGAGTCAGCACGCCGCGGAAAGTTAACGGTTCGTTGCAACCGTGAATGCCGGCGGCCGCGGGTGCGGAAATGAAAAGCCCGCACCAACTCCGGCACACCTCGGCTTCCACCTTGGCCGCTGCCGTGACACTCCGTGTCGAGACGTTCACCAGTTCTGCGGCTTGCTCTTGGGACACCTTCGGCAAATTTGCCGAAGGTTCTACGTCTGTTCGCTCACCTTGGCGCATGTTCGCCAGCTTGGCCCCCACCATTGCCCGCTGGCTCTCGCTCAGGTGGCGGCCACAAAAAAGCCCGCACTCGGCGGGCTTGTTTAACCTCAGTTGGAGCCGTTCGTGTCAAGGGGCTGTCGGCGCAGTTTCGCGCAGCTTGGGCGCACTTCCGACGCGCTCCGCAAGTCGCTCCATCGTCTCGCGAAGCGAGTTCCTGTAGGCGTCGGAGACGACATTCGAAACGCCTCCGCAAGCTCCCCCCGCATCGCCATCAGCACTTCGCTGCGAGCCCACGCTGCTTGCGAACAGCGATCCGTTCGGGCCCTCGATCTTCACGCCAAGCGCAAGCTCCACGTTGGAAGTGCAGCTCATTGACCAAAAGCCTTGTGTGCAGGTGGCCTTTGGAGTGAAGTTATCAACACGGATCATGACAACTCCGGCGATTCCCTCACTCTGCATTTGCTCTCTCGTTGGCGGCGCTTGGCGATGTTCGATTGTGTCGAAAACCTGCTCCAGTGTGCTTATCGTAGAAGTCTTGAAGCTGTCGCCCGCGTCGAACGGATAGTTGTGTGCACTGCATGCGTATGAACCCATTGTGATCTGCCCGGCCAATGTACCGACAGAATCCAATGTCACAACCCAGCGGCCAGGAATCTTGCTATCAAACGTCGTGTAAACATTCACAGCGGGCGCGCTAGTCGGCTTGACTGCGTAAGTGCAACCACCAAGCGCCAGACCAACCGCAACTGACATAACTAACGTCCTCATTGCTCCCCCTCCAACCTACGATAGAAAGCGAGTCCCTAGTGTGGTTTGCCATTAATTCG